CCCGCCGCATTAAAGAGATGGGGCCGAATCTCGGCAAGCCCGAGCTTTATGATGTGGTGACCACCGCAACGGGCATCCCCGCCTGGCGTATTCACCATAGCCGCCTGATTCGCTTCGATGGGGTGACGCTGCCATTCCAGCAGAAGATGACCGAGAACGAATGGGGAATGTCGGTTGTAGAGCGTATCTGGGATCGGCTCACTGCGTTCGACAGCGCCACTGTCGGTGCGGCGCAGCTGGTCTACAAAGCGCATCTGCGGACCTACAAAGTGGAAAAACTCCGTGAGCTTATTGCACTGGGCGGCCCGGCATTCGAGGCGTTGCTGAAAAACATTGATCTGATCCGCCAGTTTCAGAGCAATGAAGGCATGACGCTAATGGATGCCAAGGATACCTTCGAAACCCACCAGTACAGTTTCAGCGGTCTGGATGACATTCTTTCGCAGTTCGCCGAGCAGATTAGCGGCGCTGTTGGCATTCCACTGGTGCGCCTCTTCGGGCAGTCCCCTAAAGGTTTCTCAACGGGTGACGCAGACCTTGCCAACTATTATGACCGGGTCAGTTCATTGCAGGAGCGTCGCTTACGCCTGCCAGTGCGCCGGGTGCTGGACATTATGCATCGTTCGGAGCTCGGTAAGCCGCTGCCGGACGATTTCACGTTTGAGTTTAACCCGCTATGGCAGATGTCAGATGTGGACCGCTCAACGGTGGCTGTGAATACCACCACGGCGATTGTCAATGCGCTGGATGCAGGGCTGATGACAACCAAAGCCGCTATGACCGACCTGCGTGAAAACTCCGATGTTACTGGCATCGGCGCATCCATTACCGACGAGGATATCGAGAATGCCGAAGACGAAGCGCCGCCCGACATCGGCGAACTTGTCGACAAACCGCCAGAGCCGACAGGCGGAGATCCGATATCGAACGAGCCTACGGCAGATAGCGCGGGCGGTCGAGGATATCGTAAATGGGCACTACGATGGTTCAAACGATAGCGTCACCGAAATCATGGAGGCCCTGGAGCGCTACAGCGAAATTATAACGCCGTGGGCGACGAAGGTTGCTGAGAACTTTACCGCCGACATTGCGCGCCAGAATGAAAAACAGTGGCGTCAGCACAGCCGGAACATAAGCGCAGAGCTGCGCAACATGGTCGACCGCGTCCCGGTAGGTCAGGTGATGCAGTCCATCATCGCGCAGCAGGTCAGGTACATCAAATCGCTACCCCTTGAAGCTGCTGACAGGGTGTACAACATCCAGAACAAGGCTATTGAGGCTGTTGTGACTGGCGGACGGGCTGAGCCATTCGCGAAAGAGATAGCAGCGTCCGGTGACGTGTCACGCTCACGAGCGAATCTTATCGCCCGTACCGAGCTTGGACGTGCAACCGGCGCGCTTGATCAGGCGCGTGCGTTGTCAATCGGCTCGAATGGTTATATCTGGCGTACAGCCGAAGATGGCGACGTCCGGCATTCTCATCGGGAGATGGAAGGGAAGTTTGTCGAATGGGGACGACCTCCAACGCTTGACGGCATGACCGGTCACGCTGGCGAGCTCCCGAACTGCCGCTGTTATAAAGAGATCGTCTTCCCCAACCCTCATTCTTATCTCGCCTGAATCGCAGGTAAAACATGAAATATTTTTTCAATACCCGGCTGGGGGAAACCCGCTATCAGCTGGCTGACGGCTCGCTGCTGTGTAGAGACGTGCCGATAGGTCGAACGGGTAAGCAGCTTTACGGCGCTGCTGATCTGCCAAACCTCAAGCCTGACAAGTTCGGTGAGATAGTCGTAACGCGCTCTCCTGAGCAGGTATTCCATCCGGCCACGCTTGCCTCCTTCGAAGGGATGAGCATCACGATCCTGCATCCGGAGGATGAAAACGGGAACGTTAGGCTGGTCAATCCTGAGAACTGGAAAGAGCTGGCGGTGGGGCACCTGCAAAACGTACGGCGCGGAACGGGTGACCAGGCTGACCTGATGATCGCCGACATCATCATCAAAGATGAGTACGCCATCCAGCTGGTTGAAGACGGTCTACGGCAAGTTTCTTGCGGCTATGACGCCGAATATGACCAGACCGAACCGGGTAAGGCCGAGCAGGTCGATATTACCGGAAACCATGTGGCTCTTGTCCCCAAAGGCAGAGCCGGAAATCGTTGTGCAATTGGAGACAGAGACACAATGGCAAATCAAAAGAAAAGCTGGTGGACCCGCATGCGCACGGCCATCAAAACGGGTGACTCGGACACCATGAACGAACTGCTGGACTCAGCGCCAGCGGCTGTAACGGGTGATGAAGGTGATCTGCCGGGCGGCGTTAATCTCAACATTAACCTTTCACCGCAACAACCATTGCCGGACAAAAAGCCGGAGATGGGCGGAGATGTGACCGGCGACGGCGAGGACGATATCAAAACCCTGCTCAAGGCCCTGCTGGCTAAGCTGGAAGGAACGGCAACGGGCGATAATGCTGACACCCCTGATGATAAAGATAAGAAAGACCCGACCGGCGACGGCGAGGACAACGAAGAGGAAACCACGATTACTGGTGATTCTGCCTATCGCGCTGAAGTCATTATCCCGGGTATCGATCTGAGCCGTAAGGTGAAACCGACCGCATTTAAACGTGATGTGCTGGCGGCAGCAGACAAAACACTGGTTCGCCAGGTTGTCGGTGACGCTGATATCTGCAAATTACCTAAACAATCGGTTGATATGGCGTTTAACGCCGTATCTGAGATTGCAAAAGGGAGAAACACCCGCAGCACCACGGGCGATGCACAACGTCCAGGCATGGGCATGACCAGCATCGCTTCCCTGAACAAACAAAACGCCGACTTCTGGTCTAACCGCAAAGGATAATCCAATGACTGCATATCTGTACCGGATGCCTGTTGGCATTGCCGGGGCTATCTCTCGCCCGCAGGACTTAACCGTCGAACCGGTGATCCTTAAATCCGATAACGCCTTCGCAGCGTATGGTCTGGCTGGCAAATACGACGCTGACGGCTTTTTCGTGCCGCTGGCGGAGGGTGACACCGTCGACAAGGTGAAGGGTATCTACGTTCGTCCGTATCCGACCACATCGCAACCAGACATGGTTCGCCAGGTGGGTACTGATAAGAATTTCCCGGGCGACGCCATGAAGCGTGGGTACATGACGGTAAACGTGGGTGCTGATGCTTCGTCCGTTAAAAAAGGGGGCGTGGTGTACATCGTGGTATCAGCCGATGCTTCCATCCCGGTTCCACTTGGCGGGATCACGGCGGCAGAGGTGACAGGCAAAACAGCCGCGTTACCTGATGCTTTTTTTACGGGGGCCGGTGACGCTAACGGCAACGCAGAAATCTCCTGGAAGATTTAAGGAACAGACGAATGATTACTTTTGATCAGGCAACCGTTGATAGCTCCGGTGCCTTTCTCATCGGGGAGCTGGAGCGACTCGACCAGGGGCTGAATCTGCCACTGGTGGGTTATACCTGGACACGTGATATCCAGTTGCGCGAAGACGTCTCTATCGCAGATGACATTTCCAGCTGGACGAATACCAGTTTTGGCGTGGCGGGTTCTGGCGCTAATCCGAATGGTAAAAACTGGGTAGGCAAAGATTCAACTGCCATTGCTGGCGTTAATGTTGATATCAGTAAAGACGGCAATCCGCTGAACCTTTGGGGGATGGAGCTGGGATGGACTGTTGTTGAGCTGGCTGCGGCACAGCAGGTAGGCCGTCCGATCGACACTCAAAAGTACGACGGGATGCAGCTTAAATGGCAGATGGATAACGACGAACAGGTTTACGTCGGAGACGAAGCGCTTGGTTTGAAAGGTCTGACGAATCTCGTTGGTGTGACGCTGAACAACGCAACGAAGACCTGGGCTAACTCCACCAACGATGAGATCCTCGACAGCGTAAACAGCATTCTGTCGAATGCCTGGGCAGCATCCGGTTATTCCGTCGTGCCTTCTGATCTGCGCATTCCGCCAGAGCAGTATTCATTGCTGGCGAGCCGTAAGGTTTCCGAAGCGGGTAACCAGTCACTGCTGACCTATCTGGCTGTGAACACTATCGCTTTCCACCAGAACGGCGTTCCGCTGGAAATCAAAGCGGTCAAATGGCTGAAAGGGCGCGGGGTTGGCGGTAAAAACCGTATGGTCGCCTACACCAACGATAAGAAATACGTCCGCTATCCACTGGTTCCGCTGCAAAGCGTTCCTGTTCAGTATCGTGGTCTGTACCAGATTGCGACCTACTACGGCAAGCTCGGTGCGGTTGAGCCAGTGTACAAAGAAACCCTGTCCTACGTGGACGGTATCTGATAACCAGAATGGCCCCGAAAGGGGCCAGAAGGAAACTAAAAATGGCGAAAGAAAAGCTGGTTACCATCCATGTTCACAC